TCCAAAAATCATATTAAGAACATAAGATGTTCCCGATGACAAGCCACCTAAAATAAAATAATTTACAGGCGTTACGTCAAAATTAAATAGTTCTGTATATGGAGAAAGTAGCATTAAAATCCATCCCACATGAAAACCCATACACATAGGGCACGAAAACATTTGGCCAAGCCACCCTTTTGCTGGCCTTATTGCATCTAAAATTTTTCCATAAACAAGAATTTGTGTGAGGCCATAAGCCGCTAATATAAAATATAATAGATCCATATTATCTTGTCATCACAATCGCAGAAGCATCTGATTGCTTATATGCTGTCTCGTCATTAACCCATTTTACGAGGTGCTTAGTTAAATCTGGAACTGGTATATCTTGGGCTTGATTCAGCGCGGTAGTATAAAGATCTCTTATTACGTCAAAGATATCAGACTCAGCATAATATTCTTGTTCAACATTATCACTGATCATATCTAGAGTTTCGTCATCAATACAAAAAAGGTTCATCAATTGTCTAATCTCAGCTTTATTTTGATCTATTTTCTTATTCCAGCTAGCACTAATTAAATTTGCAGTCATCGCTGCCGCTGCAGCGATAAGACCAGCTACCAATGCGCTCACACCCCCCGTAACGGGTGCAGTAAAAGCGGCGACGGCGCCTAATACACCTGTTATATCTGCCACCTTGCCGAGCCTTTCACCAACATCGCTTCCTAATTTCTGTGATAAATCTTTAATGGCTTGTGCCTTTTGTTCCTCATCATCAATAGTCCCAATAAGGCCGATGGCGATATCTTGCAAGGTATATGTATTAGTTGGACAATCTGCCCATTGTTCATTCAAGTAGCCATCCCAGCGTTCCATTATTAATTTCATCTCAGACATAAAAGGCTCCTAAATCGTATATAAATAGCTTAATGAATAAGGATCTCTGATATATCCACGGCGAATTGATCCCTGTGTATCTCGTTGCGGGACCTCACCAAGTTCTGTCGAGTCCTCCTTGTCAGGGTGTGTCAACTCATCCTCGGCCATTGAAATAATCGCCTCTGTCGATTCAAAGTAGGGGCGCTCTTCGTCAATAAAGTTAGAAATATTAATAAGCGCAAGCTTTGGTGTGCTAAGTTCTTCGGATGATGCCTCTTCCATTAAAGCCTCAAAGGCACCATAGACTGCTCCCCCTTGAATAGAGTCGGCAATAACAAGCCCTTTCTTGCGTAGGTGGGCAAATAGTCTATTTTGAGCACCATATACGAGATCATTCATTGTTTCTTTAGGAAATGCAGTAATTTTATTATTCTTTGCCGATAAAACAATATCAATATCGCCATGATCAAAAATCATAAGATCGCCATTCATACTCTTACGAACATTTAGTTCGAGACGAACAACCCCATCATTAGCCATCTCACCTATTCTAACTATTACTGCCATCTGAATAGATCTCCTTTACAAGGCTTTGCGTTTTCATCACTGTTAGAAGCACATTATCGTCTATAGGGCGTTCCGAGAACATGGTCAACTGTTCTACTATTTGTTCGGCTTTTTTAAGCATTTCAGAATCATTTTTAATCTCTTTTATATTTTTTGCTTTTTTCAATTGTGTTTTTAATCTTATAATCTCTTCATTTAAAAAAGCCTTAAGCTCAAGAGCGTTATCGGCAAAAGAAGAAATATAATAAGTCAAAAGTTCCTTTTGCTCATCTAAAAGTTTTGTTTCGTATTTATTATTAAACTTCTCAGTAAACGTCCTAATAACAACCTCGTCAATTTCATCAGGAGTTATTATTTTTTGTGAAGGGTTAGTCATATTTTTAATGATCTCGTTCTCTAATATAACTTGATCTTTGGGCGATGTCTTATCCGAAAAAATCCGTGCTATTGATGCAAGAGTTTTATAGTTAGGAACAAAATTTCCAAATACTGATGATTCTAGCTCCTTGTTTACATCATAAATCAAAGCGCTCTGCTCTTTAAACAGTGCTTCGGGGTCAATTAAACGACTGGTGATTTTAGCTTCTCTAAGAATTTTTTCAGAAATGTCTTTATCAAGATTTTGATTTTCGTAAAGGGAGCGATGACATTCTAAATCTTGTCTAAGTAAAGAATCTTCTTTAAAATGAGTTCTGATAAGGTTAATTGCAGTCTGGCGCCGTTTAGAATCTTTTTTCAATATTGCGGCTGTCGCTTCTCTAATGAGAGCTTCATAAACAAAAGCAGTATTTCTCTTTTTATTGTGTCTTGTCTTCATCCTGTTGCTCCGTTGTTTCCTGATTCTTATTTTCTAATCCTGCAATAAGTTCTCGGATTGAATTGTTTACTTGAAATAATTGATTTTCCTCTAAGAGTTCTTCTGTCTTATAAGTAGGCTCTTCTCCTTCATAAATACCATTTCCGATACTTCCCATTTTGGCCAAAGAGCCAATCTCGGAGCCAGGAACTACATTGCGTATAGTAGAACTAGCTTTCTCGCGAGAGTATTTTGAATCAATTGAGCGTTTGCGCGCGCCGGCAGGTCGTCGATCTACTTTCTTAGGATAGTATACTTTACCTTTTGCTCCCGGTGTAAGTCGGGGTTCGTTACGTGAACCGGGGGGAACCGCCAGTAATGTAGATTCTTCGCCACCAAGCTCTTCGCCGCCGGCTTCACCAGCGGGCATTTCCTCGCCACCGAGGTCGGTATCGAGTTCGCCGCCGAGTTCGCCGCCGAGTTCGCCGCCGAGGTCGCCACCGAGTTCGCCGCCGAGTTCGCCGCCGCCCATGCCACCGCCGGCAGCCGCGGCCTCTGCGACTTGTTGCAATGCAGCATCATGTTTACGATCATAATACATTTCTCGTTGGTTGCGAAGAAACTCCTCGTTTGACATACCAAAAATATGTTCTGTGACCCAGCGCCGCGAGAAATAACCTTCGGTGGCGGCGCCGGCAATATCGAACTTCTGCTTCCAAGTTTCAATTTCTTGAAGCTCTGCGATCTTCGAAGGATTGTTGAGCGTTAAAGTAAAGCTTAATAAGTCGTCGCCTCTGAAACCTAAAGTATAGAGATGGATGATTCCGATCTTTGTAAGTTCTGCGATGATAACTCTCTGGAGTCTCTGAATAGTTCGAGCAAATCGAATGTCTTTCTGCGCGAGAGTGGTCTTATCTTCTTCGGCGCCCTCACCCATCGTAAGATACGATTGGGGGATTTTCAACGCAGAGAAAAGCTTGTCACGCAAATACTTAATATCATCAATTGCTGTCATGTTGTCAGCGCCTTTGAGTGACGTGATATCTGTAGCAGAGCCCGGGCGTACCGGAATGAAATAGTCTTCTTCAATACTCATTGGATTATAACGAAGATCGATTTTTCCAGTGGTGGGATCAACTACAGAATGGCGCTTAAGGTTTGTTACAACCTTTTGCATATATTGTTCAACATCTTCTGGGGGGATGCCCCCAACATCAATCTTAAACATGCGCCGTTCAGATGAACGAATAACGCGATAAGCCATCATAGCATCTTCCATCAAAGTTAGTTGGCGCCAGATGCGACGGGCGGGCTCAAGAATAGAAGTTCCATATGGAGCATACTTATCATTTCCAAGTACTCGGAAGTGGGCAATCTGCCAATTCTCAAAAGTCATTCCTGCCGAGTTCCATTGATATTGAATATAGTTAGGGTTTGTGGCATCCTGGCCCTCTAGCCTCTCGATGTCTACTGTTGGTAAAGCTAATACAGATTGAACTCCATATTTATCGTCAATGTCAAGATATAGAAAGAAGTCGCCATATTTGCACATTGTGCGGGCCCAGCCAAAAAGGTTATATCTAAGGTTAAGAATGCTGTCAAACAAAACTCCTAGGACAGCTTCAATTTCTTCATTAGGGCATTTAATATTAAGCATAGGCCGCAACTCTGAATACGTTGTCATTTCATCTGCATAGATATCCATTGTAGATGCGATCTCGGGCATATACTCCATTTGATCAAAATCTATATATCGTTCAGAGCGCCGTTGGTTTGCGATAGCATTAGAGGCGACTACATCAAGCGGGCTATAAAGCGTCTTCTTAAATTGTTGTCCTGACGCAGATTTAAATCTTGAACTAAACTTGTCAAGATGTTGCCTTCGAATCCGGCGGCCGGACTGGGATCGATAATTAATAATTGGCCCTGAAAAAAGCCTTGTTAGCGCCTTAAATAATCCTGATTGGCTGTTTGCTGGGTTTCTGTCTGGTGATGCCATTTATAATCTCACTTAATAATCCATTTGTATTGTTCATAAAGCTTTGCTGCTTCTGATGTTTTGTCAAAGATGTTATCTTTTTTATATCCTTCTTGTCCACTAACGCGTGTATTCATCGTAGTTTTAGTTGTGATGATTGCATCAACGAATGCTTTCTTATAATTTAAATCTCGTGCATTAGACTGAAGTGCGGTATCGTGGACCCAACAAGCAATAGCTAATGCCATAATTAAATCATCATTATACCCTTTCATTGCTTGGGGTTTTCCGTTTTTCCAAATAAAAGTTTTCATTTCATTAAATAAGCGTGTAGAATACACTTTAATTAGTTTATTTCTTATAAACTCTTCTAATTTCGCAACTATTAAAGGCCTCGTCTTCATTGTAGTTGAAAAACCCGGAATAGCGGATGAGCGGAATTCCGCTTGATGCTGTTCAATATATTCATGTGTTGACTTAATAGAATAATATAAATTAGGATAACCGTATTCTATCAGTTTGTCAAGTACTGTATAGCCAATATTATTATTTTCTACAACCATCATCGCATTTCCGAACTCTCGGCCAACTTGATTAAGCATGTTTGCAAATAAGTCTGGCGTTAGTTTTCCTTGATATTCTCCAATGATTTCAAGAGTTTCTAGCTTTAAAACATGAAAAGTAGAAAAATCGGCTCCGTCGCCGCGAGACACATCTACTACCATTAAATAATTACAGGTAGGATCAAACTCTTCCCAAATCCAAAAATTACGATCAAAGCCTGTACGGTACTTGGGTTCTTTGGTCATGGAGACTAACCATTCCATACAGTCAGGATCGATTACTGTTTCGCCTGAAGTGTTGAAATTGCACTTAAGTTCTTGCGCGATCTGTCGTCTGGACATATTTCTAGTTTCTTTTCTATACCATATCTCGTCTCTTTCTGGGTGTACATCCCATGGAAGTGTTGTAAGATTAAAGTTGTTGGTGCCGGCTTCTGCCTCGGTACATGTTTTATGAAACCAGTTTCCCACTCCGTTAGGAGTAGACAGGGCAATGCAGCGCCCCCCTGTTGATAATGTAGGATATAATCCTGTCCACAATTCTTCTAAGTTTTCAATGTGCGCTGCTTCGTCTAAAACCAATAATGACAAAGCTTCTGATCGTCCAGCATCTCCAGACGTAGAAGCTGCTTTAATAGAAGAACCATTTGATAGTTCAAAAGAAGTGCGATTGTCTACACTAATAGTGGCAATCTTTAGCCAATCTGGAAGCTGTCGCATGATGCCTTTGACTTTCTTTACAAGATTTCCCGCTGTCGCAAATTTTGTTGCCATAACAAGAATGGCTTTATCGCGGTGAAATAACATCATCCATACAATATAACCAGCAGTAATAGTTGAAATTCCAAGCTGACGTGCTTTTAAGATAACATTAAAGCGATAATCATTAAAGTCTCTAAGAAGCTCATCTTGAAAGTCATAGGTATTGAATAATATAAGCCCATATAGTGGGTGCGAAATTCTAGCATATGTTTTAAGAAAATAAGATGGATCTTTTCCGCATTTTAATATCTCTTTGACTTGCTGATTTTTGTCTAGTTGAAAACTCATTCATCTTCTTTCGTGACTACTTGAGGGGGCGGCGGCGAGAGCGGTGCTTGAGTCGGTGGAGCGCGAAACCGGCCAAATGATTTTTGCATTGCTCCAATAGTAAGGGGATTTTCCCCTGTTGTTGCCGCAATTAGGTAGTCAATGCTAGTATCTACGCTCTCTATTGCTTTTAAAATGTCTGCGCCTCTATTAAGCTTTTGTGATATGTCGCTTAATAAATTTAATATTTCCTTACTTGATTCGATTTCTTCCTTAATGATTTGTTTAAGTTCTGATTTGGTAATTTTCATAATTCTTCTCAGTACTCATCGTCGACAACTTCGATCTCTTCGGTGTTATTTGCACCAGCAAGTTCAAAAATTCTATCGCGCGCTTCCATGGCCATCTCATTAAGTTCACTATCGACAGCAGCTATCTCGTCTCTCTTGCCCCCAGCTTTAACGTACATATCCTCAAAAACAATAGAAATAGCATCCGAAATTACTTCTTCCATAGTTGTTGGGTATTTTTCTAAATCAGAGCCGTGAGCCAGTACTTCTTCGTCGGGGACTCCTGTTCGCCACTCACCTTCATCTATGGTAGATATACGGGTAACTTCTTCTGTAACAAGTTCTTTAAGCCTATCAATAGAGATCTTCATTTTTCAACTTCAGAACCTTTCTTGCGGGTATCATTCTTAGGACGCTTGCCTTTCCAGCCGCCCAAATCAAGGAAGGTTTGCCAACTACCTTCAACGGTAGATTCTGATGAGGCTTCAACTTGCATTGCTTCATCAAGACCTCCAACCTTATAGCGGCATTCGGCCGTTACCCAAGAACGAATACGAGAGGTGCTTTCGACTCTCATATCGACCTCACCTTCTTTAGTAAGCTGCACGGAGTTACCGGTAATCTTGCGATATTCTTTTTTAAGAAAAGAAGCAATCTCAGATATACGCTGTTCTATATCGCTCTCAAAACCATTAGTATATACTTCTTTTAATTGAACTTCAGAATGATAAGAAAGAGACATCAGATTACCACGAAACCTTACATTAAAGCCATCTAATACTCTCTTGTCAAGAATTGGATCCCCCTCTTCTCTTTGAAGGCCCACCAGTACAGGTTCTCCCTCTTCCGTTAGTGCGCCATCATATGCATTAGCGGCTGCTTGTGATAGTCCTTGTATGATTTCGTATACTGTTGCCATTATGCTGTCTCTCCTTTGCTAAGTTTATCTTGCAGAATTTTCATTACTCTTTGTATTAACATCTTATGTGTGACAAGATCTACCCCTGGCTCATTAGCAAGCTTGAGTAAAAAGTTATCAACCTGATCAACAATACCTTGTTCTTGGCTACTCAATTCAGCGGAGGCGGCTTTTCTAGTTTCCATTCCGGAACGAGCGAATTGGCCCTTGCCCATGCTTTTGCTTTTAAGTTTGGTAGGATCAGTTTCGGGTGCGGGGGCTGCTTCTTCTGCTTCTTTTAGAGTTTTGAGAATCATATTCTTTAAATCTCCTTTAGTTATTTTCATTTTTTGGTCTCCAGCCCTTTTCCCATCTTTCTTCTCTGTCTTCCACATATTGAATGTAGCACTTATAGCAGCAATCATATTTGAGAAGACAAACATCATCTGTCGATTTTCTAGCCAAAGAAGAACACACAGAACAATGCTGTAAAGAATCTCTATTAAATAGTTTCTTTGAAACCTTTATACCATTTATGTCAATCTTCTCTTGCCACTTATCGTTTTCATTAGTTTTTTTATATAACTCTTGCATTTGCTCAAGATATTCTCTTTCTTTAATCTCGTCCCAGTTTGCGCGAGGATTTTGAATAGCCTCATCGCCATATTTTTGAGCAATGGCTTTTTCAATTGCAACAATTTTATCTAAATCTTTATCACTCATTGAACAATCTATAGGCCCCATATGTTGCTGCAACCCCTACCGCTATGCCGCCGGCGCCCCAAAGCCAATTGTTGCTCGGAGATTGTTTTAAGAGCGCCCTTTGCAAGTGATCGATCTCTTCATCCTTCTGAAAGATCAGAAGACTTGTTTCTTCGTGGAGTGCATTATATTGAATCTCCCAATTTCGGAGTTCTAGTTCATAGCTCGCCGCTTCGACTGAAAGCTCGTATTCAATTCGTGCTTGGCATGCGAGGTTAGCAGTAGACTGGCGCGCTAAGATTTCCGACAATGCCGGCACATCAAAGAGCACGCCTTCAAATGGCGCACACTGTTGGTGTCCCAGGAATGTGAACTGGCCTGTGTCTGCTGCCGCGGCAGGGCCGCCCAACATTAATAACAAACTAAGGAACATAATCAAATCCGTACATTAACATTATTGTCTCAGATAGTTCTTCTGGGTCTTCAGAGAATTGTCTTCCGAATTCTTCTCTTCGGCTCTCG